TTGATGATGAGGATGAGGTAGACGAGCAGGAATGGCCTTATCCAACGAAGCTAAAAGACTTACTGTGGTGGTGGGAGGCCGGGGCGTTGTTATCCGGTGCTGCCTACGGGGAGATCATGATGAATAGGAGCGGGTATCAAAAAGACGTGCGCTATCGTAACCCGTTTTACATGGATGTAAAATACAAGGACGGCATTATAACCATAAAACAGAACTCGAGCGGTACGGAGTGGAAAAACAACATCTTTACCGACGAGTATGAGATGGTGTACTTTGCGGAGTATGACCCTTCTCAAGACTTGCTCCCTGGCGTGTCTCCCGCTATCTCAGCAAACGTTGATGCCAAACTGCTGTATGCGTTATCTAAGTTCCCTGAGATGTACTTTGAGGGCGGCGCGATGCCGGTAACGGTGGTGGGCGTTGACACCACAGATGAGGGGGAAATTAAGCGAATGGAGACGTTTTTTAAAAAGGTTGCAAGTGGATTAAAAAACGCATTCCGCACTTTAGGCACGAGAGCAAACAGTATTGACGTACAAACGATTACCCCTCCCCTAAAAGACCTTGCTATGCCAGAGATAAACGCTCAGGCAAGGGACAACCTGTTAACAGCGTTTGGCGTGCCTAAGACCTTGCTGGATAGTGAGGCGGCGAACTACGCAACCGCACAAGAAGATCGCAAGTCGTTCTATCAAGAAACCATCATGCCTAGAGCGCGCAGGTATGAGGACATTCTTAATCTGCAGTTACTGAGAAAAGAGGACTTGCGATTAGAGTTTTCGTTCAACGAGCTTGAGCTATTTCAAGAGGACGAAAACGAGCGGGCTGAGTTGCTGAGCAAACTTACCTTTTCGGGCTTGCCGTTGGAGCTTGCCATGAGGATTGCGGGTTATGAGCTGACCGATGAGGAGCAGGCGATGTTAGAAGAAAAGCAGCAGGAAGAAAGCGACGACGAGAGAGATGAGCTAACTGAGGAGCTTGGGCGTTGGGCGCGTATGGCTGAGAAGCGTGTTAAGGACGGGCGTGATATACGCGAGTTTGAAACTGACATTATTCCTGGAAGTTTGCACGCAGCCATAACGGGTGCGCTGGAGAGTGTTGAAACGCCTGAGGATGTCAAGTTGATATTCGATAATGCCTTAGAGTGGCGAGGGTATCCGTAAAATGACAACGGTTCTATGTTTGACCCATAATGGGAAGACGGTAATGGCATCTGATTCTGCTGGGACATCCAGCAATAGACAGTGGATTTCTAACAGACCTAAAATAATTCATGTTGGGGAGTTTACCTTTGGCTATTCTGGTTCATATAGAGAGGCTCAGATTGTAGAGTTCGAGTTTTCTCCACTCGAAAAGGGAAAGAATGAATCGGATAGAAAATACGTTTATCGGAATATTAATAAAATAAAGGAGATTTTTGAGAACAACAAGACTACTGACGACGAAACGCAATGCGCAGGAGCGATGATCGTTTATTACAATAATGTGATTTATTTATTTGAAACAGATTATCAGATTGATGAGTGGGCAGCTCAATTTGAGGCGATTGGTTCCGGGAGTCATTATGCTATTGGTGCTATGACTGCTTTATTAAATCTTGGCAATAAGTACTCTGCTGATGAGATTGCAAGAATAGCAATAGAAACCTCCATGAAACACGACCCTAATACGGGTGGTCATGTATTTGTTGAGGAATTATAATGCAAGTTATTAACCGTGACGAGTTAGAGAGACGTCTTGCGAAGGTGGTTGGCAAGGACTTACAGGATGAACTTAAAAAGCTCCTGGACTATCTTGGGGATCCGCCACGACTTGCAAACGTGCCTAACGAATACTGGTCACGGGGTTGGCGAGATATTCAAAAGGACGTCGAGCCGATATTGCTGGATATTTACTTACAGCAAGCTGAGGCGTTGATGACTGACGTTAATATCGGTGTAAGCTGGGATCAGGTTAATCAGCAGGCGAGTAATTGGTCACGCAATCATACTGAGCAAGTGCTGTCAGAGATGTTTAATCGGAGATATGAACATCTCAACGAAACTATACCGAGGTTTTACGAAGAAAACTGGAATATCGGCCAGCTTACGACAGAGCTTGAGCGTTGGTATGACCCTGTGAGAGCGGAGATGATAGCCGTCACGGAAACCACACGGGCAGCCGTTGAGGGGGAGCGTGCTTATGTAGCACAATTACGCAGGGAATACGGCGTTGATCTTGTCCCTGTCTGGAATACCGCAAACGATGAACGGGTTTGTCCGATTTGCGGGCCTAAACACCGTAAAGAGATAACGGATGGTGTCTACCCCCCAGCACATCCACGTTGTAGATGCTGGACGAGCTACACCATTCCAGAGGACGTGAGATCATGATAACGATAAGAATAGAGGGTTTGGAGGACTTAATAAAGAAAATGGACTCCCTTGCTAGTATGCGCAGGGTGAAGGGTGCTATTTTCGAGGCGGCGGAATACCTCAAAGATAAGGTTGCCGACTATCCGCATCATGTGAGTCGTCCCAATCCTCTTATTAGGCTTGACCCAAAGGTAAGGCGAGGGTTCTTCTATCACCTAAATAAAGGCGATATTGAAGTCCCATACCGTAGGGGTTCGTCTCCTGGGAGCGAAAAGCTGGGGCAGTCCTGGAATATCAGCACAAGAAACGCAGGATTTACAGCAATCATAGGAACAGGCGTCAGTTACGCAAAGCTGGTACAAGAGAGCGCAAACCAAACCAGCTATCACAGGCGCACAGGCTGGATCACAACCAAACAGGTTAAGATGATACACGGCAAGCGAGCTATTGATATGATACAGGGTGCATTACACAAAGAGGTGACGAAATGAGTAATGAAAACAGGTTGCGAGTTAAGATACACGTCCCTTCTGGGGCGGTAGAACGCAAGTCTAAGGCAGAAAAAAAGATTAAAGGGGATAACGCCTATCATGATACCGGCTGGAGGGTTCTGGGCGTGCCTTATGGAGGGCCGATAAAAGGGCGGGATCTTGACGGCGAGGCGTTCCATGAGGATACAGATGTCTGGCTAAAGACTGGAGATGAAGTTAATCTTACTTATTATCACGGCTACGGGCCTGATGACCCAGAAGAATGGCAGGAAACGCCCGTTGTCATTGGTAGAGCGACTTATACAGGATTTGACAAGCGAGGGCATTGGTTTGAGCCGAGGCTTGACCTTGATGAACCTCTGGCACAAAGATTGATTAAAGCTGACATAGAAGATTTACGAGCGTCAAGCGGTGCGGTTGCGCATTTGGTGCGCATGGGAAAGGGCGGGCTTGTGGACGTATGGCCTGTGGGGGAACTGGCATTGTTTGACACAAACGATTGGCGATTGCCGGCGAATGATTTCGCCGTTATCGAAGCTAAAACTGAGACAGTCACGGAGGCACTCCCGGAGAGCGTTGAGACGCTGGTGGATGCGGTTGGCGACTCGGTGGATGCAAAAAATAATTCAACACAAACTAGCATTCCTGAGGAGGAATACACAACCATGACTGATGAAAAGGTCACGCAAGAGAAGAAAGAAGATGTACAGGAACAGTCTACTGAACAGACTGACGTCTTGGCTGAAGTAAAGGCCTTGATGGAAGATCAGAAGGAACAGCAAAAGAAAGAGCTTGAAGAATTCAAGTTGTCAGTTATTGAAGTACTAAAGAAAGCCGAGCCAGGTGTAGAACGAGGCACTCCGGTTGTTATGAAGGCTGCCAATCTCGGTGATCCAGACCCGATTAAAGATTTCAATAATTGGGTTAGAACGGGTGTGGGCAGAATCAAAAAGCACACCGTTGAAAGGGAGTTGGTAGACGGAAGGGGAGGCACTTACAAGGCTGCCCTTCAGGAGGGTACAGACAGCGAAGGTGGCTATTTAGTCCCTGCCGACTACTTGAACAGGATCATTGAAAAGCGTAGCGAGCAGAACATTCTTGAACAGCTTGGCGTTGAAACATTTACGACCGATCGAGACACGTTTAATTTCCCGGCCGAAGATACGAGCATGACTAAGTTTACGATTGTGTCTGAGGAGGGAGCGGTTTCGGATGCCGAGAATGAACCCGATTTTGCTCAGGTGTCTACGACCCTTTACAAGTTCATGAAAGTTATTAAGATTTCATCTGAGCTTGATGAGGATTACAACACAGGCCTTTCAAATAGGCTGGCAAGCATGATCGGACGAGCTTGGGCTGCAACCGAGAACTATTATGTACAAGTTGGTACAGGTTCATCCCAGCCTCAAGGCGCATTTGTGGGTGGCACGGCTGGATTAACACTTGATAGTGCGTCGGCTATTAGTCCTGACGAAATCCCTGAATTGATTGGGAAATTAAAAACGCCTTACCGTGATAGAGCAGTAATGTTGATGCATCGCACAACCGGCGCTTATCTGTCAGGCTTAACCGGTAACCAGTTCCAGTTCAAGCAACCGCCAGTGTCTCAGACTTGGGCGAATGGTGAGGACTTAGGGATTGGGTATCCTATTATTTTGACAGAGGATGCCGCCGAAATTGGCGCATCAGCAAAGTCCCTGCTGTTTGGTAACTTTGAATTCTATGGATGGGTACGCAACCGTTCATTGCGGATACAGCGTTTAACCGAGCTATATGCAGGCAACGATCAAATCGGTTTGCACGCGAAATTCCGTGCTGGTGGCGCCGTGCTGCAAGCAGAGGCCTTCCAATACGCGACACACCCAACTGCCTAAACTGAGGTAACGACATGGAATACAGAGTCGCTGCAATTCTAACTAACTACAACATGCCAGAACGTACGGACGCGCTGGTGAAGTATATCAGAAAGCACGTCAAGGCCTATCCGGCTGATGTGGTTGTGGTAGACAATGGCAGCGACTTATGTAAACCTTCCCGTTTTACTAATGTTTGGCTAAAGGAAAACATACAGACTACCGGCGGCTGGTTGGCAGGGCTAGCATCACTGAAACAAAAATACTTTGCTTATTGGTTTTTGATCACGTCAGCAGAGTTTATTCCAGAGAAGTCCTTTGACCCGCTAATGCCAATGGTGGCTAAGCTAAAAGATGATCCCCAGGCAGTAGGTATACACAATGCACTTACACAAGACAGTACCACGTCCTGGGGACACCTAATCACACGGGGCGGTATTGGCTGCCGGCCTACATGGATGCTTGACAACATAAGCAGCCTTTACCGCGCCGAGTGGTTTGATTCTATCGGCTGGTTTGACCCAAACCTTATCTATGGATGGGGCATTGACCTTGAAACTTGTTACCTCGCCAGACAAGAAGAACGTACCTTATGGATATGTGAGGATGCTAAAGTAAAAAAGGTAACGGATATTGGTTACACAATGGATAGAATGAACATGACTGCTGATGATAGACGAGTCAGGGCTCGTGAGAATATGATGAAGGTGTTTGAGGATAAATACGGTGAGGACTGGCGAGACTTGATGTATGGAAAGGACGTTGATGAGAGTCTTAAATAACGCTTACTTTGCACAAGACGACCCACGCGTAGAAGCCATTAATGGCGAACCGTTACATCCTACTTGGTGGTCAAGGTTCTATGAATATGCCTTTGCTATGCGGTTTATGGATAAGCATGATGTGGTGGCCGATATGGGCTGCGGTTGGATGGGGAGACCATTGACAGCCGAGCTTGCCAGGAACTGCAAAGAGGTTTACGGCATTGATGCTGACCCACGCGTTCAGTGGCTTGAGAATGACCTACCGAACTTGTATTATATCCCCATGGACTTCTGCAGTGACGAAATGTCCTACTTCAAGACATCAACGTTTGACAAGATATTCTGCATATCCGTTCTAGAAGATTTGGATCCTAAAGAGCTTATCAGGGCGCTTCGGAACTTCAAGCGACTTGTAAAGCCGAATGGGAAAATAATTATAACGATGGATACTATCTGGGAACCATGGAGAACGGCTAAACCATACCCAACCGTTAATGTTAATACGTTTGTTCGTACCGTGAAAATGGCAAATTTGAGGTTTTTCGGTCATATAGAAACTATACTACCTGATAATGCTGTGCATCAAAGCGAATGGAACCTTGCCTGCTGGCATTGTGTACTGGAGAGATAATGAAACTCAGAGCGTGGATAATTGGAAATGCACCCAGCTTAAAAAAACTGGATATGACTCGCCTAAAAGACGAGCCAACATTTTCATTTAATCGCGCTTATCTAGCCTATGAAGAATGGGGCTGGTATCCAACGTATTACTGTGTGATAGATGCCAATATACTGAAGCAGACCACGGATGATGTTAATGACCTTATTCGTAGTGGTAAGATAAAAGAGTTTTATCTCCATGCTGACGGTGCAGACGGAATTATCGAGGCCGATAACGTCCATATTATTGAGTTTGACAAGACGGGTTATGACCAGCATGGCGGCTGTTGGAGCTTTGCTCCCGATAACTGGAAATACTGCGCTGACGTGGCCGCCTTTGCGTTGCAGGTAGCATACTGCAAGGGATACCGCACGCTGTACCTGGCGGGCGTTGATCAGACCTGGGGCATGTATGGGGACACGAAGCCTGGAGCAGATACCGACCATTTCAGGCCGGACTATGAAACTGATGACGTGCGCATGTCTGGCATTTATGCGTATGGTCATTTCAACTCATGGAAAAAGAGCATAAAACAAGCGACCAACGAACCTTACAACATGGAGCTTATCGTCACGACCCCAGAGAGCAGACTGAGGGAGTTTCTACCTTATCAGCCTTTTGAGAGCGTGCCGATGGAGGAGCCTGTTATCAATTATGACCTATGGCGTGAACCTAAACCTTTTGGAATATCAGGATGTTTTAGGTTACGGAACGAGAGCCAATTCATGGAGGCTGCGGTAAAGTCGTTCCTACCTTATTTGGATGAAGCGGTATTACTTGTACAGCCTTCGAGCGATAACACAGCGGAAATTGCAGAACAGTTAGCAGAAAAGTATCCAGATAAGGTCAGGGTATACTACTATCCTTATATTGTAGATTGGATTGATACGGACGGCTTTCACAATGGCGATCCCGAGAAACCTGGTCACCTAGTGCATATGAGTAATTATGCGCTGAGCAAATGCCAGTATTCTTGGATATGTAAGGTGGAAGGTGATGTAATTGCGCTGCCGACTATGCAGCGAGTGGTAGATACGATAAGAAAAGACCCTGATAAGTACGCATATTATGGACTAGTTATCCTGAACCTTGCCGGTGCGAATATGGATATGTTCTCAAAAGAGAACCCACGAAACGGCGGCTGGGATGAGGCTGTTTTCAGGAATAACCCTGACATATACAAGTTTGAACGGCGTGGACGCTGGGAAGTAATACCTAACCTGTATGGTGAGTGTTTAGGGTGGGCTGGTATACATATGAAGCGGTGCAAGGTTGGTAAGACGGACGGTTGGAACGGAGAAACTTACTTGCCACTAACCCGCGATAACCTAAGTGATGCGCTTGAGATTTATAACGCCCATCACCCTTATCCTGCGACTGATAACCCTTACGGGATTGACGAACTATTCGAGCCTCAGCTTGTGAGCCGGTGGCTTGACGGTAAGGCTGGTGACAGACCGACTGTATCCGTGATATTGCCAACCTATAACAGACCCGAGTTTTTAGATAGGGCGTTACGTACCATCCACGCCCAGACCTTTCAGGACTATGAGATTGTAGTAGTTAATGACGCCGGAGAGGATGTATCCGAAATTGTTAACGAGTATCCTAAGACTGTATACGTTGAGCATGACGAAAACAAGGGACTTGCAGCAAGCAGGAATACAGGAATAAGGGTAGCGAGCGGAAAGTATATTGCTTTTCTTGATGATGATGATTTGTACTACCCAATCCATTTAGAGGTGTTGGTTAATGCGCTTAATCAAGGAGCGGTGGCAGCCTACACGGAAGCCTACCGTTGGGAAGATGAAAAGAAGTTTAGACACACGCTATCAACGGATTACAGCAAAGAGCGTATAGCGGCAGGCTGCCCCTTCTATGTCATGAACATTATGCTGAGGTCTGAGCTGTTTATAAACCATCATTTTGACGAGAGCTTACCCAGCCATGAGGACTACGACCTATGGTTAGAGTTAAGCGACTACATAGATTTTCAGCACATTCCCATGATAACAGCGGTGTACTCAAAGCGTCCTGGAAGTGACCAGATAAGCAATCAAGAATATCACAGGGACTACTTTGATGTAGTTCGTAAAAAGAGAGGCGTTGATCATATCCTACCCTGGCATGAGCAGAAGAAACTTAAACAACGTGGGGGTAAACGCAAAGTAACCGTTATTCCCATTCAGTCTTTTGTTGCCAATGTTAATCATGAGTCCGTGAGCTTTAAACAGGGTAAGAAAATGGAACTTGATTGGCAGGTTGCTGAACAGTACATTAGAGCCGGATATGTGAGGTCAGTATGAAGATACTGTTGTTTTGTCCGACCTACAATATATCAAAGGCCAAAACTGCTATGCGTGGACGCACACAGGAAAGCATTAATGACCTTATCACTCCAGAAGGCGTTGAGATGGACGTTGTGATTAGTGCAGACAATCCTAATCCAATTACGGGTGACCGCAAAGCCGACCATGAGAACACACTCTATCAATACCGCAAGGCAAGGCAAGTAACGCTTGATGGTGATTATGACGCCCTACTGACAATCGAACATGACATGATAGTCCCAGCCGATGCGCTTGAAAAGATGCTGGATACAGATGCGGATGTTGTTTATGGGCTTTACAGGTTCAGA